AGCTTGGCGAATACCTGCCAGTTGCGCAGGCCCTGCCAGAGCGCGGCCGAGCGCATGTAGGCCTGCCCGCCGTCGTACACCTGGCTCGCCGTGCCGTAGAGCGTGTCGAACACCTGGCGCGTGGAAACGCCCCAGTTCAGCCACTGCAGCCGGTCGTCCGCGCCCGACTTGCGCGCGGTGTCGTGCATCAGCTCGAAGGTGGACTTCGCATTCGGCCCCATCCGCTCGGCCAGCGCGATGTTCTGCGACATGGCCCGGACGTGGCCCATCATGGCCTCGAACACGCTGCCCCGGCCGAAGTCCTCCATGTACTTGAGGTACTCGTCCGGCCCGGCGAAGTGGATTGCCCGGCTTGCACTGCCGCGGTTGACAATCAGGCTGGACACTCCGGGCGGGCGCTTGCCGGGCTCGAGCTTGTTCAGCCCGTCGGTGGCGATGGTCTTCCACGCGCCCTCCAGCACCGTGCGCAGCGCGGCGTCGTCGAGCTGCCGGCCGGTCGTCTCGTCGACGTAGCGGGCCCGGTCCAGCAGCGGCAGGATGCCATCGACCCACGCCTGCATCCCGGCGCGGTTCACCTTCACCATGTCGTGCGGCTGCGGGAAGTAGCTGTAGTCGAGCTGGCCGACATCCCCGCCGGCCCGGTTGAACCGCTGGCGCAGTTCCTCGGCGATCTTCAGCCACGCGCCCGCCCCGGCTGCGGCGTCCGCGTTGCCGCTGGCCTTGCCGAATGCCTCGTAGACCACTGCCTTGGCGAACTCCGGGCCCTGCCCCATGAGTTGCCAGAACTTGGGCTGTGCGGCTTCCAGCAGATCCATCAGGCGCGACATCGTCTCGCGCTGGATGCCGGTGACCGCCACGTCCACCCGGCGCAGCACCTCGCCGATACCGTCGAACAGGGTCCGACCCGGTGCCGCGCTGGCGAACTCGGTCATCTCGGCCAGGCGTGCGCTGCTCGCCGACAGTTGCAACGCGACCCGCTGCTGCTTGAGCTTGGCTTCCGCGATCAGCTGCTTGGACGCCTCGCCCGCCGCCAGCGTCAGCCGGTCGGCGCTGGACAGCGCGCCCCAGTTCGGATCAATGCACGCGAGCTGGCGCATGGCGCCGACGATGCGCTCTTCGATCCCCTTGGCTTCCGCTGCCGTGATGGGCCGCCCGATGGCCGCCGACACTGCCTGTACGCATTGCGCCTTCATTCGCCAGCCCTCAGTGCACACGCGACCGCCGCCTCGAACGCGGTCGCATCCGTCTCGGATCGCGCGACTTCCGCGTCGGCCTCGTCCATCAGATCCTTCATGCTGCGCAGGATCGGCTCGCCCTCCGCCGTGCGGCCGACCTCGATCTGCGTATCGGGCATGGCGGCGACTGCCTCGCGGGCGGCCATCACTTCGGGCGTCTCGGGCGCGCGGGTCTGGGTGCGGTCTGCGGCAGGCCGCGCCTCGGCCTTGGGCGCTGCGACCTTGGCCGGCTTCGGCTGCAGCTCGGCCTCGCTCTTGCGCGTGTACCGCGTGCGCCCGTCGGGCAGCTTCTCGGCGGTGAACTCGGCTTTCAGCACCCGCTGCGACAGCCCGCGAAGCTCGGTCAGCTTGAAGCCGGACGGGAAGGTGACCGCCTGGACGGCACGCGGGGCCAGCACGTCGGTCACGAACTCGCGGCCGGCACTGTCCGGTGCGGGCTTGATGTTCTGCTCGCCAGAGAGTGCGTTCGGCCGGAACTCGACCTGCACGCCGCGGTTGGCGCCCTGTCCGATGGCGATGTCCGGGTTGTCCGCCACGAACACGCTCGACCGGTTCTCGTACTTGTCGTAGCGCAGGAGGTCGTCCAGCCCGGTGGCGTTGGTCTCGCGGTAGAGCGGCATTCCCTCGGCGATCACGCGCGGAGTGATCATGCCACCCAGTCCGCCATCGATGCGCCCGATTTCGTCTACGCGCGGGAACAGGGGCGCGGCGCGCAGTTCGCGGGCAAGGGCCGGCGCTTCGGCCGCCACCGCTTCGCGCATCACCTGCTCGACGCGGGCCTGCACTTCCGGCTCGACCGGCGCACGCGGAGCCACCGGCTCGCCGCGCAGGATCTGCGTCTCGACCTGGTCGACGGCTGCGAGGTGAACCTGCCGGGCGGCAGCCTGGTCGCGTACCGGCGCGGCCTGCTCCACCGACTGCTTGAGGTTCAGCGTCTGCGCGGCATCCACCGCCTCGGGCGGAACGGCCCGCGCCCGCATCCCGCGCGCCCCATGCACCAGCGCCGCGAACCCGGCCGGCGCCAGCGTGGACACGATCAGCCCGGTGAGGTCGGTCGGGTCGTACTGCTCGGCCTGCTTGCCGTAGTCGGCCCGCTCCAGAATGCCCCGGATGGCGATCTGCTCGGCGGCAAAGGTGCCGGGTCCTGTGGCCGCCACGATGCCCAGGCTGCGCAGGAGCGTGCTGCCGGCCACGGGGGCAGCCAACCCCACGCCGGTCGTGAGCGCCTTGACCGCGCCCGCCTCGAACGCCGTGGAGGCATCCACGCCCTGCGCCTGGAGTCGCTGCGACTCGCCCCCGCCCTCGATCAGGCCGGTGGACGCAGCGCCGAAGCCCGCGCCCCCGGCGGCACCGAAGATGCCCGCCTTGGTCAACAGGTTGACGATGCCGAACGCCGCCTGCGAGGCCGCGCCGGTCGTCACCGGGTCCGGCGTCAGTGATTCGCGCACCGCTTCTTCGATGGGCGAGCGCAACCGGAACGGGGGCGCGACCGGCACCTGCCGCTCGAGCGTCTGGCGCTGCGTCTCGGCGGTGCGATCCAGCCGCGGCAGCGCGCCGCGCTCGGCCTGCAGGCGGAAGTCCATCTGCTGCCGGGAACCGCTCGCGCGGTCGGCAGTTGTGGCGATGTCGAGGATGGCAGCGGCCGGGGCCGTGGACACCGCCCGCCAGAACCCGTCGAACACGCCCACGCCGGCCGGTGGAGGCGGCGGGGCCTGCGTGCGCAGGGTCAGCGCGCGATCGGTCTCGGTGGCGTAGAGCGAGTCGAACACGTCACTCGCTCCACAGTTGGACGGTGAACGGCGTGCCGTCGCCGCGCGTCACGATCCGCCCGCCGATGGACACGGTGTACGCGCCCGAGGATGCGGTCGATCCCAGCTGCCAGCGGCCGCGCTGCCGGTACAGGTCGTCGGGCGTCACGCGCTCGCCGCCCACCGCCAGCGCCCCGCCGGAGCGTTCCTGCAAGGTGGCCGGCACCTGCTTGGCGATGGCGTCTCGCATGTCCGCATCGGTCCAGCCCCAGCGGCGCACGGCCTTGGCGCCGTTGGACTCGAACACGCCGCCCGTGGTCAGGCGCACGGCTGCACCGACATCGTCGCGGCCCTCGGACAGCAGCGTCGCGTAGGTGCGAAAGCTCGACTCGACCGCGGCATCTTCGGCGGCAGAAGTGGCAAACGCCCCGCGCAGCTGCGAGCGGATGCGGGCCCGCGCACCGGTCTCGGCAGCCGGGTCGATCTTGACTGACTTGGTGCGCAGGAGGTCGTCGCCCACCAGGATCAGCTCGGCCACCGAACGGCCGCGATTGGTCACCCGGTCGTTCGACATGGCGAGCAGCGCGCCTGCCAGTGCTGGGCTCTTGTCGTTCACTTGTCCCGCCAGTGCGCGGATCTGCTCGGGCGGCATGCCGCGCACGACCGGGGCCAGTGCCGTCACCCGATCGCGCGGAGCGAGGTTGTCCACCAGTCGGCGCACCTGCTCGGCTTCCTCCGCCAGCAGCGGCGACACCGGCCGGCCGGCCTGGGCTGCGACCGTGCGCGCGGATTCGATCCGCCTGATGAGCGCGCCGGGCAGCTCGGACAAGTTCGTGATCGGCAGCGGAGCCACCTCCCGAATCCAGCCGCGCTCGAGACCCGCGCGCAGCGGGTCGGCGGCGATGGCCTGCTCGGTCGCGCGCACCGTCTTCTCGATCAGGTCGACGCGCGCCGCGGCTTCCGGGTTGCTGCCGCCGGTTGCCTTGGCCTGCGCGTCGAGCAGCGCCGCTCGCTGCTGCGGCAGCGGCAGGGCCGCGAAGTTGGCCCGCGCCGACGCCTGCCCGAGGATCTGCTGCGCGGCTGCCGCGAACGGCGTGCCCTGCGTCGCGGCTGCCACCCGTGCGGCATAGGCCGGGTCGGGAACGCCGCCGTTCAACGTGAACTTGTCCAGCGCCTCGATCTCGCTGCGGGCATCGCGCTCGCGCTTCTCCGCTGCCCGCGCTGCCCGTGCCGCGGCCCGCTCGGCTTCGTTGGCCAGCTGCTCGCGCCGCGCCGTCAGTGCCGCGTCCAGTTGCCCGCGTCGGCCGGGGTCGAGGTCCGCGAACTCGTCCGAGCCCAGCCGCTGCGCGACCTGGTCGAGCGAGCGGATGTCGCCGCGGGCGTTGCGCACCAGCGCAGAACCCACGTTGAACGCCACGCGCTCGCGGAAGCCCTGCGCCTGTTGTTGCAGCTGCTCGGGATTCAGCCCCGCGCCCGGCCCGATCTCGGCCAACGCGCTCAGGTACTCGGCCGTCGCCCGGCCCCGGTCGGTCAGCGCCATGCGCTCGTACTGCTCGCCCAGTTGCAGCAGTTGCGCGCCGGTTTCCTGCTGCACGCGCCGGGTGGCAGCGCCTTGGACTGCCGAGCCGAACCGGTTGCGCACGCCCAGCAGCTCGGCCCCGACCAGTTCGCGCAGGCCCGGCTCGAACCGCTCCAGCGTCGAGTTGATGCGCGCCTCGGACTCGGTCTGCCAGCGGGTCAGGCCAGCCTCGCGCGACACGCTGCCATCCGCGATCCCGGCAGTGATCTCGGTCTGCAGTTGCTCCAGACCGTTCGCCGCTTCGGCCTTGGCCGTCATCTGCTGGATGCGCTTCTGCTCGGCGGCTGCGGCCTTGGCTTCGGCCGCCTGCTGCCGGGCCAGCGCACGCGCCTCGGCGTCGGCCTGGCGCTGGTCGGCGGCCTGTTGCGCGGCCTCCTGCCGGCGGTCGGCGGTGATCTCGCGCGCAAAGGCGTTGATCGTCTCGCCGGCCGCAGCCCCGACACCGACGCCGAACGCAGCCGGGTCCACGCGGACCGCGGGCTGCGGGTCTGCCACCGAGCGGCCGAGCTGGCCGCCCTCACCGATGCCGATGGGGATGCGTGCCATTACCAGCCCTCTCCGCTGCCGAGGTTGTAGTTCGCCGGGTTGTAGATGGACGAGGGCTTCGCTGCCGCCCGCGACATGCGCCAGCCCTGCGCGGCGGAAGCGCCTGCCTGCAGGAAGCTCGCCGTCTGCGCGTTCTTGCCCGCGCCGGTGGCCATGATGGCTTGCGTCTCCGAGTTGCGAGCCGCCCGGCCACCGCTCAGAATCGCGTTAGCGGCGTCGAAGTTGCCGCGCTGGGTGATGTCCCGGTCGATGACGATCGCGCTGCCATCGCCCACGTCCACCCCGCTGCCGGCCAGTGCGGCACGGGCGGCCGACCGGGTGCGGGCCGCATCGCGCTGCACCTGCTCGCTTGCGGCCAGACCTTGGTCGCGCTGGGCGTCGGCCTGCCGGCGCAGCTGCTCGGCCTGCGCGTCGGCGGCATTCTTGGCGGCCTGACCCTGGAACAGCGCGCTGCCGGCGCTGACCGCGGCCACCGTGATCGAAACGGGATCACACATGCTTGCCACCTCGCATCCAGAAGTTTCGGAACGCACCGGCAGGCCCGACCGGCTGCGAGTCCACGGCAAAGCCCAGCCACTGCAGCCACGTCACGGCTCGGGTGTGTTCCACGTGGACCCAGTTGATGAGGTCGGCGAAGTGCGGCCGGATGCGGGCCAGTGCCGCCCGGCTCACGCGCGCGCCGCTGCGGCCGGTGCCCTGCACGCCGTCGGTGCCCACCATCCAGACGAGCCCGACGTTGGCATCATTCGGGTGGCGGCACGCGCCCCAGACCGCAATGGGCAGCCCGTCGCGCTCGACCGCACCGGACACCACCGCTTCGCGCCGGGCGCGCAGGAATATCTCGAGCGGATAGCGCACGTTCGACGCGGCGAGCTCGGCCCGGTCGGCAGCCGACAGGTTCTCGATGACGTGCTCGATAGCCGCGTCGGTCAGGGGTACGAGGGACAGGCGCATCAGTCGTTCACCGTCAGTTTGCGGATGATCTGCAGCAGGTGGAAGGACAGCGGCAGCGGCTGCTCGATCAGCAGCTCGGACTCGCCGCGCTCCCAGCCCAGATTGGTCGGCAGGCGCACCAGCCCGCTGGTCACGATCGGTGGCTGGTCGAGCACCGCCTCTCCGAGCCGGCGCGTGGGGATCTGCTGCCCGTTGACCGTGCCGCCGACCGACGACAGCAGGCGCAGCGTGATCTCGTGCGTGCGCATGCTGTTGCCCTGCGCGCTGCCGGTGCCGGTCTGAAGCTCGGGCGCCAGCGGGTCCACGAGGTAGGTGTACGGCAGCCCGATGACCACGGTGCCCGCCAGGCGCGGCAGGGTGATCGACCCCCCCGACACGGTGAACTCGCCCATGAACGTGCCATCGGCCACGCACTGCACGACCTTGCCTTCGAGGTGCCCAAGCCCGGACCAGACTGTGGCGCCCGCGCTGGTGCCGGTGATGAACGAGTCCAGCCCGATCTCGACGACCTCGCCGGTCGAGTAGGTGTAGGTAACCGGCTCGATGGTCTCGACGTAGCGCACCGTGTTGCCGCCCACCGTGCGCGCGACGATGGCGTAGGTGAGGTCGGACGTGGCAGTCGGCACGCTGCACACCGACTCGACCACGCCGTCGGTGATCTGGCGCACCCATGCGGTTACCTGCTGCTCGCGGTCGAAGGTGGCAGCCGCCAGCACGCCATCGGATCGCACCGCCCACAGGATTGCGTCCGGTTCCTGCTGCCACGCCATCTCGGTCACGCTCGGCGCGGTGATGTGCTCGGACAGCACCGTCATGTCCGGCGCCTCGAACTCGTCGTTGGTGACCGCGTAGGCCATCGCGCGCACCTTGCGCCCGGCGCGCTGCACGAACAGCGTTTCGCGGCGCACAGGCACCGGGCGCACCAGCGCGCAGCCGTGGTTGCTGCGCTGCCGGATGCGCACGTTGGTCGGGGTGATCGGCTTTTCGACCCCCGCCTCGATGGTGAACTCACCCCCGTAGGTGAGCACCAGCAGGGCCCGGCCCGACTGCACGTAGGCGATGGGGTTCACCTGTCCGGTGCCCAGCGTGAAGGCGAAGCCGTCGTCGTCGCGCGTGCCCTGCTCGAAGTTCAGGAACTCGCCGGTCTTGGTGCCCCACACGGTCTGCGGGTTCGAGTTGGAGCCGGCCAGGATCAGCCGCTGCTCGTGGAAGGTGACCGTGCGCGGGTAGCCTCGGGTGGCCGACCACACCGGGGCGTTCAGGACCCACGCATTGGCGGGCGATGCGACGGTCGAGGTCAGCACCTGCCGGACCACGCCGGTCACCTGCAGCGCGGTGTTGAACGTAACGATGAACACCAGCCCGCCGTTGATCTGCACGTGCTTGCCGACATCGTCCACGCGCCAGGTGTCGGTCGCGCTGACCAGCGTGACGAGCTGCCCGACCGGGCCGACGACGGACGGCGAAATCGCGGTCTGCGGCGAGCCGTTCAGGTCCCACACGCCGGCCGGGATCGCGGTGCCGGCAAAGGCCACCGTGATGGTGACGGTCACGACCGTGCTCGAGGTGAACGCCGTGATCGTGGCAGCCCCACCCTGGTACGCGATGACGCGCCCCACGTCGCCGGCAAGGAAGGTCGCCCCCGATGCGGTGGCCGTGCGCCCCGTGCCGACGGTGGCCAGCGACAGGGTCAGCGAGATGCCGGCGAACCGGTGCCCGATCTCGTCATAGGGCTCGGTCACCCACGGGGCAGCCGCCATCACCCAGAGGTTGTCCGCGAACCGCTGCAGCCGCTGCACCGGCACGTCCGGGTGCGTGATGAACATCGAATCGGCCGACTGCTCGTAGTCGAGCTGGGGCAGCATCGCCTCGGTGTAGGGCGTGGCGATCTCGTAGGGCCCCGCAATCTGCGCGCCGTCGCGGAACACGCGCATGTAGTTGTGCCCGAACTCCAGCCCATACGCCTGCGTACGGCTGAAGATGAACGGGATCATCCGGCTGCGCCGGGTGTTGTCCTTGGTTCCGGCCCGGAAGCGCAGGCCCGGCCGGCGACGCGCGCCGCCCTGCACGCTCACGATGGCGTTCTCGATCCGCTTGGCCCCGTTCGGGTAGCGGTCGATGTCCACGCGACCGTGCACCCGCGGCGACAGCTCGCCCGCGGTGAGGTTGGTCTGCAGCAGCGTGACGCGCGGCATGCGTCAGCCCCGCGGGAACGTGCGAAGCCCTCGGAACCGGGCGGCCAGCAGCGGGAAGTCGCCGAGTGTCTGCGGCGGGTCATCTTGGCCGTCGGTGGTGCGCGCCTCGCGCATGGCGCCGAGCACCTTCTGCTCCATCTTGTCGGCCATGCTGACGCTGGCGGTCACCGGATAGGCCATCGCCGCCGCCATCGAATAGGTAGCAGCATTCACTAGCAGGCTGTCCCACGAGGCGACGTCTTCATTGGCGAACACGTAGCGCAGCGGCAGCATGTCGACGTTGGCCAGCAGATAGCGCCCCTCGGCCAGGTAGTCGATCTCGCGCCCGCGCTCGCCCACTTGCAGGGTCCGCATCCAGTTTTCCGGCAGCAGGAACCTGTAGCTCCAGTCGAACTCGGGCGCTACGGGATCGGGCGCCAGCAGGCGCCGGGTGATGGCGGCGTTCCACGGGTGAGACCGCAGAAGCGCCTCACGGATCAGCGGCCAGAGGTTGGCCGCCAAGCTCGACTCGGACAGGTCGTTGATCGACGACTGCCCCAGCAGGAGCAGCGCATTCGAGCAGATGGATACGTCGGTCGCGGTCGCCATGGAAAAGCGGGGGCGCTAGGCCCCCGTCAAAGGTGCTGCGGTTGGCCGGCCGGTCAGCCGTTGGTCGAGCAGAGCAGGAACAGCGTGAACGTCTGGCTCGCGTTGACGTTGGCGCCCGCGCACACCGACAGGATCTCGCAGGTGTCGGTGGCCTGGCCCGGCGCGCTGACGTTGGTGACGAAGCCCGCCGCGCCCAGTGCGTTGCTGGCCGGCGGGTTGATCGCGATGGTGCCGGCCGTGGTGACCGAGGTCGCCGCGACATAGCGCGCCGGGCTCGCCCGATCGCCGAGGTTCAGCGTGCAGCTCGCCGCCCCGGTCGAGAAGGTGAGGTAGCCGAACAGCACGCGAGCGCCCAGCGGGAGCGTGCCCCAGCTGATGTTCTCGCCAACGGCCACGCCGCCGCTCGGCGGGTTGGTGAGGGTGGAGAACAGCGGGAACATCTCGCCGCCCGCCTGGGTGCCCGCGACGAGCGTCTGCGGAATCGCCGCCCGCGCCGCGCTGACCGATGCAAGTTGATTTGCCATGTTTCAGTGCTCCTGTGCAGGTGTTGGTGGCCGGGCTTCCCCGGCCACGCTTGCGATTACGAGTCGAGCGATTCGACGGCGACGACCTTCTCCTCCTCCACCCGCACGGCGCCGATGGTCATCTTGGCGTACACGCGGGTGCTGAAGGACTTGCTCGGGTCTTCGCCCACCTTGGTCACGATGTCTTCACCCATGCCGAGGCAAATGCCCGACTTGGCGAAGGCGATGTTCGTGCGGGTGGTCGACGCGATCGGCAGCAGTTCGGACGGGATCCAGCGGAAGCCCATCCAGGTGCCTTTCAGCGAGCCCTGCTGGATCATCTGCACCGCCTGGAAGTCGGCGCTCGTGAGCTGGGTGTCTGCCAGCACGTCGGCCATGGCGGCAGCCGAGTAGATGAAGTACAGCTCTTCGCCGTTCTCTTCGTCGGCTTCCGCCCGGCGGAAGAACCGCTTCGCCTGGAAGATCTTGGCCTTGGTCAGGCCCGTGCCGCCGACGAGGATCCGCTGGCTGGAGGGCAGCGCCACCGTGGTCGAGGCCGCGGTGCGCGCGGCGCCGACTGCGGCGTCGATCACGACCTGGTCCTTGGCCCGGCTGAGCGCGCTGATCATGCCCTTGAGGTAGTCCGAGGTCGGATCCACCAGCATGCGCAGCTTGTCCTGGTCGTCGATCAGGTCGCCGTCTTCCCAGTCGAACAGGTCGATGAACCGGGTCGAGTGCGGCTGATCGTTCAGCGGCGTGTCGGAGTGGCGGGCGAGGCGGCGCGACGCGGTGCGGCGGCCGAGGCGGTTCACGGTCTTGCTGATGCCGCGGATGTTCGGCTCGAGCATGACCGCGCTTTCGAGGCGCGACGGCATCTGCTGCGCAACCAGCTTGAAGGTGTCCGCAAACTGCTGTGCGAACGCTTCGGTGATGAACTGGGACATGATGTCTCCTGAGCGGTGGGATGCGCCTTCTCAGGGTGTCCGCGCGTGCGGGCCTGTTACTGCGTCACGTTCGGCACGACACGCGCCGCAGGGCATGCTCGGGGTGTCCCGCCGCCACGGCGAGGCCCGGTATGCCCTGCATTGTCTGGATCACTGGCGGCACAATCCTGCCGCTACTTCGTCTGCGCTGCGGTCAACCGCCCCACCGGTTTCGAGCCGTGCCGGCGCTCGTACAGCTGGGTGACCTGTTGCACCACGCGGTTGTGCTCCGGGTGCGAGCGATCGGTGTACGCCGGGTGCGCCTGCAGCTCGGACACGCGCTGCTGCCACGTCTGCGCGGCCTGGCTGCCGTCGAGGATCGGGGCGACGTCTTCGGACAGCTGCGCACCCACGCGGGCGAGCACGCGCAGCGCCACCGGGTTGGCATCGAGCGCCGCCTTCTCGGCCTCGGTCAGGCCCTCGCCGAAGGTGCTGATCGCCTTGAAGGCGTGGCGCGCGTTGGCCTGGAACTCGGCCGGGCTTTCCCACGCCTTCTGCAGCTCGGCGAAGGCGCGCTCGGGCGTCGGCGCCTTGGCCTGCTCGCGCCGGGCGTATTCCTCGATGACGAACCCGAGCTGCGCGTTGGTGATGCCCTTGGCGTGCGCGGCCTTCAGGAAGCCCTGATACTCGGGGTCAGCCTTGAGCGCGTCGAGCTTGATCGTGTCGGGCAGCGTCGGGGCGTACTCGTCAGGCGTGGCCGGCGGAAGCTCACCGGTCCCGAGCCGCTTGGCGAGCGCCTGGTAGCCTTCGGCCAGTTTCTTGGCGCTGGCTTCCAGATCGACCGCCTCGCCTTTCTTGACTAGGTACTTCTCGGGAATCCCGTGCGGCGTTGCAGCCGGCGCAGGCGCCGCTCCCGAAACCGGATCGCC